CTTTATATCTTTGTTCCACGGAATAATGCCTGCCGATCCATCACCACCGTCTGTCCTATTATGTAAAATACCTGTACCTATATCTTTTCGACCATACCATCTAATCATTCTACGCTCAATAGCAAATGCTCCAAGCTCTGTTAAATTTGTTTCTAATATAACAATTCTATTTAGGTCTTTAGGAACAATAACAGAGTGAGACTTTTGCCACGCTCTGTCATCTTTCCCTTTACCAATATAATACGGTGTTAAATCTTTAGTTCTCAAATAAGCATATACATAAAACATAATAGTTCTCCTATATGTTTATTTATACTTACTTGCTATATACACCTATTATTCTTCTACTCCGAAATGTTCTCGCAATGCCTTAGCATCTTCTTCATTCATTGCCAGCCAATCAATACTTTCTTTCACAATTAACTCAGTAAAATCTTCTAAGTATTTTGTCAAGTCCGCATCTTCTCGATGGCAACTTACCAGTTTACCTTTATGTTCGCTAACTAACCATGATTTAATAGCAAGTTCTCTAATCTTCTCGTTCATATTCTTTGCTTAAAATTACTGTTGCCTTTAATTGGCGTTTAGCTCGTTCGACATCTTCGAGTACTTTATTTAGGTTTTCTTGAGCGGCTTCAACTGCCGGTGGTTTCTTCATTGTTATTTTCTTCTTGTTCTACTAATATAGCAGTTATTTCTAGTTGTTGTCTAGCTTTAAGGAGATTTTCTCTTGCAGCCTTAATAGCAGGGTGATCACTTTGTTCCCATATCTGTTCTTCCTGCATACGTTTGATAACCCAATCTATAGCTCGTTCAGCGCTATATGAAAGTTTTATTGTAGGGCTGGAATCGATAATAGGTTTCCAGCTTATTCCGTCGTACACATCGAAGCCCTGACGAGATGAATTAAATTTAATCATTCCTGCCATGTCGGTTCCGTTGTTGTAAAAACTCGGATACTGTGAATATCCGCCGTCTACTTGAATATGCGTACCGCCTGCAATATTCTTAATCATTTTTAGACACCTGCTGGGATAATGTATTTGTAAGTTGCAATACCGCTATCTAGTTCAATCTGCATAGCACCGCCATTACTGAAACTAACTTTAGCATTGTTAGTATCTGCAATCTTTAAAATACTCAATACATTACTAACTGGATATGTCCAAGCCTTAGTTAGCTTTCCAGTAACGCCTGTAGCAAATGTAAACTCACCTGCATGGCTGCTTTGATCTCCAAAAGAGAAAATCAACTTATCTCCATCTGTCTTAGCCAAGAAACTTGTATGTTCTGTATTTGCACCTGCTTGGAACTGAAAGCGTTGAATGCCGGTAACAGTAGGAGTAACTTCAACTTCCCAGTTAGCACCTTTGAACTTAACAGTCTTAAGTTTTTCTTCAATAACATCTTGATTCATGAAACGATAATCGTTCTTGAAATCACCGTCCTTGTTTTCAAAATGTAATCCTGTTGGGATGTTAACACCGTTGCGTTGACCAGTTACTAACTCAATCTTAGCATCTTCTTGGTATTCTTTACCTTCGATAAGATAACGAAGTTTTTCAAGTTGTGGCATACCAAATGTACCGATCAACTGTGGATATGGATCTGTAGTTTCTGCGTATAGAATAACACTTTTGTTTTCTTCAATACTATCGATTAATGTTTTGTCTGATGTGCCAGTTACCTTAACAATGTTTAGGAAACCTAGTTTTTGTGTATGAGCTACGATGTCTTTAAGTAAATCTTGCATGATAAAAGTCCTTTGTATAAGTTTATTTAGGTTGAGAAGTAAAGTCAATGACTATTTTATTCAAATGAGAATAAGGAGTTAAATGTATTGGTCTCAGTAGTAGAACTTAAATCCCACTCCAATACACCGATAAGATTTTCAATCTTGTTATTAATAATAGTTGCTTCCATTTCTGCATGGTCAAATGGAAGTTCTTGGAACCACTTAGGTAATCGTAGTTCGTCGACTGGATAAGCAATGCTAGTGAATCCCAATGGATTTGGACGCATCTTGCAGACAATAACTTTCATACCGTCAACAATCTGTTGACTGTATTTGTCACCGTTCATACGTTTCAATGTGTTCCAGTTGATACTAGCACGAACGTGTCCTGGCATATTGGCCTTGCCAGCTTTCTTTTCTTTTTCTTGATATTCAGCAATATTATTGGCACGTTTTGGTGAACCTTTTTCCCATCCAGGTCGGGCCTTGAACTCGGTTCTAAACTCGCTAATCATATCTAGAATCTCTCGTTCTTCACTGCCATTCAGTACTTTGGTAAGAACTTCTTCCAAGAACTTTTGCATAAATTCTGGAGTGTCACTGCGTTTCAAATCTAAACCCATGGCTTTGATCTTACCAGGCTTGCCATTAACATCACTGCGCTTGCCTTCTTTATCGTAGTACAATACAGCATAGCGTTTCTTAGTAATGAATAAGCCTTTAATAGCAACGATTTCACGACCAGCTTTAATAACTTCTCCACGTGATTTTGGGCAGTGATGAGAGTTTAACATATGCTGCGGGAATGTACTATTCACCTCATCGGCAATGGTATCATATAGCTGAACAACGGTATCTTTAGTCCAAGGAATCTGCCCTTTGGCAATTTCATTCTTCAAGGATGTATAGGCGCTGAAGTAAGCGGAGTCAGTGTCTCCATAAATGATACTTTTGCCGATGTGGTTGTATTCGCCTGTGATGACTTCGTTAATTTTTGCTGCCATGTGTCTTGCGATTCCTCGGCCTGTAAGAGTGGTTGACTGACCAATGCGATTATCGAAAAAACGACAACCAGCGTTGAGAATAGCACCGTATAGGCTATTGAGGTTAATCTTTTTAACCAATTGACGTTTGTCCCAGTATTCTTCTTCAATTTTGTTCTCCGCTTTGATAGCTTCTTTGAGCTTGGCCTGCATTTCCTTACGCTCTTTATACCAGCGGGCAAGCAACCCTGGAATAATACCTTCCTTTTCGTGTGTAAAAATAGTGCCATTAGAACTCAACATCCATGGATTATTACTTTCAAAGATAAGTTCATAAATTTGAGCACCGCTCATTACACTGGTCTCGCCATTTTCCCAGTCGATGATGATATCGTGAGCACGGTCTTGGTTCATAACAAATTCGTATTCGTTACTGCCAAACTTACCTTCCCATGCACCTGCAAAACTAGTACCCTTGGAAATTTTATCTTCGATTTCTTCTTTGGTATAATCTTGACGTAACTGTCCGACAATAGTTTCTGGACCCATGTTCAATGCACGAATCACTGATGGATATAGTGAGTTAATATCCATTGAACCGATATAGTCGTGAAGTCCTTTTTTAGGATAAGCAACATACGCACCTGCTGCCTGTGTGTTTAGTGTATCATCTCGCTTAGGACGACTAGGCACAATAAGACCGCGGTGATGTGCTTCATTTACAATAGCCTGTTCTGTAACAGCTACAGCACCCATTGTAGTTTGTAGCAACACGGTGTTTTCATGAGCAACAGTATTAGCAAGGTCGATGAACTTGAGTTTCTTATCTAACTTATCTAATAGCGCACAGTCTTGTCTATTATATTCGATAAACTTACGGAAGTCGTTATTGTAAAGTTGATCTAATGTGCCTTCGTAGACAGTCTTAGATTCGCCTACTTCCATTTCTCCGATTGCATCCAATCGATAAGTGTGACGTTCTTCATATGTGTACTTTCTGTACAACTCGAGACTATCAAGATGAACGCGACCGACAAGGTCATAAGTAACAGCGGCCTTTCCATACTTTTCGTACTCTCTCTTTTTAGGTAGTTGATCCCATAAGCAAAAACGACGAGTATCTTCCTTACTCAATGTTTTTGTAACTCTATTTACTGTGTAGGGAATATCGAAGCCTTCNNNNTTCCAACCACTTAGCACATCTGCATCCTGAATCAAGTCCAAGAATGTATTAAGCATTTCATATTCAGTTTCAAATAAAACAGTATTAGGAAATTCTTTAACTTGCTCTTGTGCTTGTTCCATGGTCAATGTTTTAGGTGGAACAGCAAGACAAACTAGTGTATCTAACCATTGTAGGTGAACAGCGATAGCAGTGATTGGCATAAATGCATCGTCTGGACTTGCATAGCCACGTTCTGGATCGAAGTCCACCTCAATATCAAAAAATGCTACATTTAGTTTTGGAGCATCTTTGCCAAGATAGTTTTCTTCTAGTGTGCGGAATACAGGATTGATATCGCTTTCATAAAGTTTATGATTGCTGTGAATTCTCTGTTCTTTTGTGAATTCTTTAAATGTTCGGGCTGTAACTTTATTAAGATTTTCGCCGAAGATTGACTTATACTTGCCCCTTTGATCGGGATAGTAAAACATATAACGAGCAGGATATTCTTGGAATATTCTACCTTTCTTAGGATCACGTTCAACAACATAGACAATGTCTTTGTCACGATCCCATCGTGAATCTACATAACTCATATTATTTTTCTTCCTTGAGATTTCAGGCTCTCAAATACCACTATGCGATTTATGGCTCGCTAGACCGTTCTCAAAAATATTTAGCCAACATTCGAATGAGGCCTATAGAATCTATGCTTACAAGCAAGACATAGTTAGCAAGCATGCCAAATGATTGCCTAGTAAAACTAGCCCAAGCATACAACATACAGCCAAAAATCCAAGCGGGATATAGTAGAACCAATGGAGGATTGGGTACCGTGACCGCCATCGTGATGCTACACGCGATGCTAATAGTCCAAGCCACAAACTCAGCAATGAACCTAATATGATTAGATTTGTAGTCATCTTTGATCCATTGTATAGTGTCTAATATAATTTTACGCATCGTCGCGACGATTTGCGTGGCCGCTGATGTCAACAATAGTTTCTAAATCATCAAATTCACGGAATACTTGATCCCATTGGTCTTTTTGTGCAATCTTAATAGCCTTGCGAATAACACTGGGCTTGACATCTAGTTCTTCGGCTACTGCTTTGATAGTTTCATTCAGACCTTCTGTAAGGTCTTGAATTTCCTGCATGACTGTGCAACCTTCTGCTACGATTTGTTTAATCTTTGCCTGTTCGGGTGCGCCAAAACTTTTACTCATAAAAAATCTCCTTGTTAGTAAGTTTATACTATACAAGGAGTAAATGTCAACTTTTGTCGTATAATTCTGAGTATTTTTCTTTTAATACTTTCTGTGCGTTTTGATAGTTGGTCACTGTTTGTATTAATGCCGGTGTTCTGGGAATTTCTGTAACTTTTTCTACAAATGATAATGTCCCTTCTGCATCATTTGTTAATGTTGTATAAGGAATATTAAAATATTTTTCTATGCAGTCTTCTAAAAAATCATCAATATATCCACATCGTTTATTTTGTTTTTTTAATATCTTGGCTATTATAGAAGTTGGTAGATCTTTTAAACTAGATGCACTAGTTAATAGCGGTAAATCACTGTTTTTTGATTGTTCAATATTATAAAGATCGTAAACATCATTTTTTCTATCATCTGTCAATCCGGGCGTTATAGGATCATTACCCCACATTTTTAAAAAATGATTTATTTCTATTTCATGATAATCATCAGGAGTAATGGTTATTCCTATCAATGAATAGTTTATGTACATGTTTTTTATTGTTAAATCATCACCTGTACTAACTTGTACTATATAAGGACTCGATGTATCTTTAGGTTCGAATTCAGTAAATTTTGGATTCCATGGCGTTTCGGATTTTATAGTTGTGTGGTTATTAATATATTGAAACCAATATAAATGTGCATCGCCTTTTGGAAAATCGTATGTATTCCAATTTAAAAAAGAATGAGCAATAAGTCCGCCTAAAAAACTATGCCCGTCACCACCACGGCTGAATACAGCATATATATCTTTCATTTAGTTGTTTAGATCAAATGCTTTAAGATTTTTTTCGATTTGATCTGGACGAACATCACGGGTCAAACTCATTGAGTAGCGGGGATCATTGGCCTGTTTCTTAGTGGCAATAACCCCACTGGCATCTTCTATAGGATGATTTTCATCACCTAAGAATGTATCAGCAAACTTTTTACATAGTTTTGTGATGTCCTTATTACCGGTACATTCTACGGTAAATTCAAAATCTTCATCATGTTGGCTAGGATCACTGTATCCACAATAGACTTTTTTTACAGGACTAGCATTGATGTAATCTGTACAACTACCTTGATACCGATCTGCCATAGCACCATCGCATGGACTTAGAGTTGTTAGTATAATACTACCTTCAGGGATATCGCCATACTCTCGTTCGTAAGCATCTATAGCATTACGTTCAGCATGGCTCCATTTGTTGCCAACTTTCATACTGGTACGAGCAACCGCACGATGATCTGGATCTAATACACAGGCCGACACCATACCAAATTTTTTGGGATCTTTCTTTTGTCCAGCAATGATTAAATTGCAAAGTTCAACAAGGTACTTATCCAAGTGTTTACGACCGTGGATTTTGTAATCGCTCTTGATAAACTCTAAGATTTTCATTTCTTTTTAGCCCGGCCTGCTTTCATGTTTGCTAGCCAATGTGCCATACGGGCCTTTTCACCTGTTGAATGTTTGGCAGTATTTCTTAAACTACTAACACTTGCTTTGGTATTTACGCCACTACGTTTGGCAAGACCTTTTCGTCCGGGATTTTTTCCATCGGCAAAGTTCTCATCTGTTTTACCTGCTTTTTTTTTAGCAATAGCAATAGCAGCCTGTTGAGCAGGATTGGCTGCTTCTTTCAATGTTTGTAATACATTGTATAGTTGTTCAACACTTTCACAATGCCATTTACGTAGTGCTTTATTGATACGGCTATTTGGATCTCTCTTGGTCGAGGCTCCTGTACGATGTTTCTTCATGCCCTTCATACGAGCACAGAAACTCTTACGACGTTTGCTGGCCTTGCTGCCTTTCTTTAACTTACTGGGTTTAGTAGTCACAGCAGTTTGTAGTTTACTACCGGGATGTTCGCGACGATAACTCGCTACGCCTTTTTTATTAAGGCCACCGTTTTTATTTTTACCACTTGATTTTTGCCAAGCGGCTGATTCAGTAATAAATTCTTCGGCTCTCATTTCTTTTTCTTCTTAGGATTTTTAGCGCCGTAGCTGGCAGCAATAGCCATCTGACGTATTTTTTCTGGACTCTTGTTTTTAAACTGATGATGACCTTTTGCGTTAGGTGTTTGAGCAGCTTTGGCAAAATCATCAATATACTTTTTTACTGGATCATTGGGTTTAAGTTTTTCAGCTAACTTAGAAGATAGTGACTCTAAATAAGCATCTTGTTCTTCGCCCATATCGTGTTCATCGTCTACAGCATTAAACACCGCATCTAAGTAATCAGCGGCCTTAGTAACTTTACTTTGTTGCCACGGTTCCAATGTATCGCCTTGTGCTTGCATTTGTTTGACAGCATGACGTAGTTTAGATGCATGTTTGACTAGACTCTTTAGTTGGCTGCTGGTCATGCCATTGGCTTCATCATTATACCATTCTGGATTTTCGTGAACACTATCATCGTGACCAGCACCGGCCCATTTGCTAGTACCGTGTGCTGTAGCAGCCGCTCCTTGTCCCCAACCTTTGCCTACATCGCTATGATCTTCTTTAAGACCACCAACTTTCATGGCCTGTTCTTTATTTGAACTATATCCTTGAGCAATGGCCTGTTGTCTTTGGTTAGGCCAAATATTGGCAACATACATTTTTCCATCACGAACAATGTACCAAGATTCCTTGTCCATTTCGTCACCAGCAGGACCACCTGTACCGTATCTTGTGCTGCGGTTGTAGTCCATTTGACGTTGTTGATCGCGCTCGTTATCGTTGGCGTAATAGCCGCCTTCGTCATCATGACGACCTTCGTTAGGTACACAGTTACGAACTTGTCCACCGTTCTTACCTTTCTTAGTACCAGCCGCATGATGTCCTGGCCAACATTTAGTAAAACCATTTGAGTCCTTAGCACCTTTCTTGATCTCATTAAGATTACCATGTGTTTGGCACATACCGCAATCTGGGCATACTGCTTCCATTGTCATCATACTTTCTTCGTGCTTTTTCTTACCGGCACAGTGAGCCTTTTGACTAAAGCCTTTTGGATGACTACAGTTGATTGAACTCTTATACTTCTGACTCCACTCTTCCGCCACACCTTGCTCTTTAGGCATAGGAATATATCCTTTGCCACTACAACGACGACACGATTTGGTAGGGTCTAAAGTATCTTCGCCACTGCCATCGCATTGCGGGCAGGTGCGAGTGGCTTGATCTTCCGCCACACCTTGCTCGTTAATTCTTAATTGTTTCTTTGTGTAGGCGATATTACTATCAAAACTTTTTTGACCTTTTTCTTCTGTGGGTTTGGTTATATCCGAATGAACTTGTTTTCCGCCAGCATAAACTCTTACTTGATATCCCCATGGTGTCTTATGTAGTTCATGTGTGTATGGTCCTATTGTTTCAGAGCGGATAACAGATTCTTTTAGTGAGCCTTCCGCCACACCTTCCTTCATTCTGCGACCATGTTGATCTAATACTATAAGTTTGCCGCCGAATTTTTTAATATGAGCCAATGCCAAGTCTCGTGATAGGAATGTTTTAACAAACTCATTTTTGCTATCAGGAAATACACCATACTCAGTTGGTTCAGGGGTATATGTAAGTTTACCTTTTGCTTCCGCCACACCTTCCTGTAATCCCGGAATAGGATGTAATCCTTTGGGAATTTCTCCAGTCCAATGCTGTGATCCGTGCCTTGCTGGTAAATCTCTTATGGCATTTTCTTCCGCTAACTCACACAATTCAGTATGATGTAAAAATATAGTGCTACCACAATCATAACAAGGATAGTTATCAAATGGGTCCTCATCGTCATCGCCACCACTCATAGCAAATTCATTCAAGGAGCCTTCCGCCACACCTTGCTCGTCACTCTTGTTAATCAAATCGATGTTACCAAACTGACGAAGATGTTTTATTGTGTTATTAAGATGGTGGTAATAATCTGGATCGTCTTTACTGACACCATTTTGTGCTAATAATTTTTCAGCATAACGATGTGTTGGCATTTCTTTCTTCAATAGTTCCGGAGCGCCTTCCGCCACACCTTCTTCTTTTTTAACAACAAAGTTTATGTTTTTGTTTCCGGTGTTGGGATCAATGTATGTGCTTTTGAATACTTTACCGCCGTGTTCTCGAGCGTAGGCAAATGCTTCATGTTTGTTATCAAATCTATTAGTAGGCGGTTTAATCATAGGGCTTGCTTCTTCCGCCATATCTAATTCACGGGCTTTGTGTTTTACATCGCCCTGCTTTTCGGCCTTCTTCTTATCCTTGTGAGCACCGGCACCGCCCATCTTGGCGTTCTTGGCCACAAAGTTTCTTGGTTTACTAGCAGGTATTTCTTTAGGACCCATTCTGCTTTGAACAATAATACTATCTTTGCCTAATGGTTTACTAACGCTAGCAATGCCGCCAGCACTTGTTCCGCCACTTGTAGCAGATTCTAACGTATAAACGGTAGTGTCTTTAAAGTTTTTAGATTTAAATTCGTTGTTCATTTCTTTCTATTCCTAGGATTCCAATCAGCTATTGGACTAGTCTTATTTACATCTTTACTTTCTCTACTGCCACCAGGTGTTAGTTGAACTTTTGGAGTACCTACTAGATTAGCCGCGGCTTGTAGAATGTTATCTTCAACGTCAGTGTATCCAATAGTAACCATTTTCAAGCCTGTTGGACCTGCAACATCCATTTTTTGATTCGGTAATCCTGCAACAGCAACACCAAATCTATAAGCAAGATAACCACTACTATTATCTAATTCTGGCCAGATATGACTATTAGGTAGTGCTTCAGCTACATCAGGGTGCCAACCGCTTGCACCTGAATAGTCTTTGGCTTCTTTTACAAATTCTCTTGCTCTCATAGTCTTGCATCCTTACTTAAACTAGCACGTAGGAACCAAAGGTGTTTCTTATGTGCATCCATACGCTCTGCTAGAAAGTTGCTTAGGCCATGTTCGCCTTCGCCTTCAGCAGCATCATAGTTTTTCTTTAAGATTATCAATAACTTTTCGCTATCTATGATCAGTTCTTTAACCATGTCATCTTTACTGGGTACACGATCTTCATCTTCGATCTTAGTTAACATACTTAGGTTATGATAACTTGTGGGCATATAGGCATTTAGCTTACGAACATTTTCAGCAAATGGATCGATTGATTCATATACTTCATTATAGATTTCTTCAAATAGTTTATGGTATTCGTAAAAGTCGCTGCCTTCTACATTCCAGTGAAAACTATGAGTTTTCACATAGAAGCTAAAAGTGCTACTAAATGCTATTCGAGTTAATTGAACTAACTTATCCATTATTATTTTCCATACCATAGTTCGAACCATGCGGGAGTGCCTGGGCGAATATTATTTGCCTTCATATATTGTGCTTTGTCATTGCCACTCATTCCGGCTTTGTCTATATTTAGTTTATTTGCTTCGGCAACTTTGGCCTTGTATTCAGCCAACCTAACCGTGCTGCCCAAGCCACCCATATAACTAGCAATTTTAAGTTCGTGTATAGGATCGTTGGGCGCAAGATAACAATCATCGGGACTATCCTGAGTTATGTTTTCTTTTGTAATACGAAACTGTTTCATTTTAGCTGACTCTCAATTAATCTTGCTAGGGCATCGGCCTTATCTTCAACCCAGTTCTCGCCTATGTTTTGTCCACGCCAGTTAGGTTGTGCTGTATAGTTTGCTTCACCGCTATAGCCAGGTTTGTTGACGGCATAACTTCCCCCGTCTGGAGTTTCCTTTACACCTTGTTCGGCCCTGCGGCGGAACAACTCTTTAGATATATTTTGTGCTATATTTGTTTTATCCTGTGATTTACTTAGATTTTGTAATACTTGGATCAATACTTTTGTTGGATATTTGGTGTAATCTGCTTGATTGATATTTTCTCCAACATTTTGATCAGTCTTTTTAGGTTCTTCTTTTTTAGGAATACTGCTGGGAGTTCTTTTTAAACTAGCATCACTCTTGGCACGTTGTTGATCCCATGCCTTGCTCAATTTAGCAGCAGCACTCATACGGGCTTCTGCTACTTTGCCTTTTTTAGTAGGAGTCATGGCCTTCATACGTTGTTCGGCCTTGTTCATTAAGTCTCGTACTTCATCATCACTGAGTTCGGGATTCATAGCATTACGCCAAACCGCAAACTTTTCTTCTTCACTCTTGGCAGGATCCATTAATACGGCTCGCATAGGTGTAGCACGTGGTCCTTCTTGATCACGGCTCGGATCCTTGGTTTCTTGACGACTTATGACGTTTAATGTGTTGAAATTAAAGGGAATATTGCCAGATTTGTTAGGTTTTCCGTTGTAATTTTTAACATAGCTTAATGCCTTAACTTGATCAGCACCTACCACAACGGTGGCAGCTGTATAACCCATTTCATTTAATTTGGCTAGTACCCGAGTTAAGTCTGGCATTTCTTCTGTAGCAGTTTGGAAAATATGTCCGCTTTGTGGAAATACTTTTTTGTAGATAGCTAGTTTTTCTTTAGGGTTGATAGGATCATCTTTACCCACCGTACGACTAACAACAAAGTATGGATCTGCTCCCAACTCTTTGGCCTGTGTAATAACACTGCTGGCCAAGAACATGTGTCCCTTGTGTCCCATACCACGACCCCAACCGACCACCGCAGCCTTACCTTGACCAGTTCTTGATAGATCTTCAAAAATATTTCTTAATAACATATTAGTCTTTCCTCGGTGCCCAGTTGGCTTGGTCAATGGCTTTGACAAATTGACCTGGTAAATCATTTTTAAATTGTGTACCGGGGTGTGCTTGTACATAACCTTCAGGTTTAGTTTGACGAATTCCACCATGTGTGCCTGCACTGATTAGTTGTATTAGTTTGAGTTTTTCATGGCTAATCATTTCTACAGCATGTAATACAATATCTAGTCCAGGATCATTTAATACCTTACCTGCTTGTCCCGCAGATAAGTTAGCCTGTGCCCATTGAGCAAACTTTTGTTTAACGCCGGGAATACGAAGATTTTGATTATAGAACTTGTACAATATATCACCAGGTTTACTTAGTCCTGGTTTGGGTGCTAGAAACCCATCGATAGCCTGTGCATTTTTTGTAATGTATTGTTCGACTTTACTAACACCTGCAGGATCTAGTGTAGGAGCCTTTTCAACATATGTAGTACCTTGAACAATAATGTCTGGTGTACTTAATGCTTCTGCATTGGGATAACGGCTTTCTTCACTGCTGCCTAATGTTTCATACCAACCTGTGGCAGCAACCATGACTTTGGCGATTTTAATACGTTGTCCTAATTTGCTACCTACCGGAATATGAAATTCAGTGATGTTGGGTTTGAAATCGTATTCTTGACTTTGTGGATTTAATCTAGGTGGTTGATCAGGACTGAATAAAATACCGCCTTCAATGTATCCACGTTCTGGACTTGCGGCTTCAAAGTAT